TGGCTAAATGCTGCGCCAGTATCCCGCCCGTCGCCAATCTGCGTGCCGTTGCTGATTGTCCTGTAGCCCCTACTGCTCTCTGCATACTATCGGCAATAGTGGCCGCGTCCGTTGCTGCGCCCTTAATTGCATTTATCTGCTGGGGTGTTAACGTGTTTTCTAACGTTGCGCCGCTGAATCCGGTTGCACGTTGGGCAAGGGTGTCGGGGTTGCGCAATTGCTGGGCTAACGTTCTGTAATTCAAACGTTCAGGGATTTCTGTTGAACCGGCGGGGATTAGTTTTTCTTCAAGGTATTTGCCCACTTGCATTTGATTAATGGGTTTCATCGCCGCTGCGTGTGCTTCTCGGGCGGTCTTATATAAGGGTTGCATATTTTCTAACCCTGTTAATAAATCGTTTTTTAAGCTCATATAAGCATTAGCAACTCTGTTATTTCCTTGATTCACTGCTTTGCTTATTACATCATCGATTGCTTCTTTTAACCAATGCAACCCTTGAACCGCTGTTTTTTCCGTTAACTCTATCCCTTCTACTTGGGCCAACTTTTGCGCGTGTTGAAAAAGTTCGTTAGGTATCCTTTCCATAAACTTTTTAATGTTCTGTTGTGCCTCTGGGGTGTATGTTTCTGGTACAAATCCGGCGTTTTTGGCGTTTTCGTAACGTACATTACTTTTCTTTTGCACAGCCGCTGTTGCTGATTCAATATCTTCCGCCGTTCCAGAAATTTTGCGCAACTCTTTAGCCAATATGGCATTTTGTTGACGCACCTTGTTTGATAACGCCCCTGCTGCGTTTTGTGTTGCGATAGCATCTTCCAATGCCGACAGGCCAACATTTCCGCCCATCTGGCCAGCGGACAAAGTTAACCCCGGTGTTTGTGCGCCGCCCTTACGGATATTTTGCATGGCCTCATAAGCTAATTGAGGCGACCCCGCCATGCTAGTTATTAGCTTGCCCGTAATTTGCTGTTGGTTCATCAATGGATCATAGGCCAGCGCTTTAACGCCTTTGATAACACCCAATCCGCCCGGTATTGCTGCGCCTATGGCCGCTCCCGTGCCGGCTTCTTCGGGGTTGATTAACGCTGCACTTGTGCCGCCTGTTATGCCACCGCCGGCCATGCGGGTTGCCACATTGCCGGATCCTTTACCTAGACCGCCAGTACGCAGCGCATTAACCAGTGTGGGCACTCGCCCAGATATCTGGGGTATGGCCTGCACGCCTTTAGCCAATGCTCCCCCAACAGGTAACGTGCTGACAATCTCTCCGGCCAATTCTCCGCCGCCTGCCGTGTAGGGGTTTGCTTCTTTATAGGGTTGTAACTCGGCTTGGATGTTGCGCTTGCCCATGGCTGCATTTTCTTGCAGCCAACGGCCTGCGCTTTCTGCGCCGAGTTTTTCCAGCCCCATTCCGACTAGGTTTTGTGCTCCTAATGCCACATTACCAACGCCGGCGCCCAAACCTGCGCCCAAAGATTCTAAATAACCCTTGTCGAGTTTTTGACGCTTTTCAATGGCTGGTTGTGCAACCGGTGCTGCGCTTTGCATTTTGCGAATCTCGGCCGCTATGGCCGTGGCGGCTTCGGTGTCGCCAGCTGAATCAGCGTTAATTAAGGCTTGATGCAAACGTTCAATTGTCGGCATGTCAATATTTCCTTAACAGTTCGTCAATATTCGGTTTGGCCGGCTGCTGTGCTTGCTGTTGTGTCGGCTGCAATGCATTTGGTTTGTACAAACCTAGGCCGAACATCTTGTCTAGGTTTTGCAGTGCGTTTTGGTTGGCTTCTAGCGTTAATTTGGGGTCGGTCGCGGCTTTTAAATACATCTGCATTTCGGCGTTTGAGTTCATCTGTTGCGCACTCATGCCGGTAGCCTCTTTAATTAAATTCAAAAGCAATGGGCGCGTTTGCTCAATCTTTTGCCGCTCTGCTTGGTTTTCTGTCCCTGCCACGCCGCCTAAGTATTGCCCGACTGCGTTCGCGCCTAACCATGCACCAATGTTCTGCAAACCGGTTTGCTTTGAACTAGATATACCACCTCCCTTGGCAAGGTTAGTGTAATTTTCGCTTAATGCTGCAATGGTGTCGGATAGCTGCTGCTTTGCTTGCTGCTTGGTTTTCTCTTTTTGCAGTTGTGATGCCGCCTGTGGGTTGTACAGAGGCAAACCCTGCGCTTGTGATCTGGGAACGGTTATGGCTTCACCATTCGGACCCAGTACTGTAGCCGTAGGTTCTGGCCTCATGGCGATGGCGTTTGCTCTAGCTTCACGCTGTGCGGCTAAATTCTGCATCTGCAATTCTTGCCTGAACTGCCGCTCACGTTCACGTTGCTCGGATTGAAATTGCCGCCCCTGTTCTGCTTCCTGCTGTTTAAATGCAAGGTTTTGCGCGTACTCCTGCGCCCTTTGCTCTCTGCCGGCTTCTCTCTCAGCTCTGGCGGCTTCCAATTGAGGCAAACTTGATAAACCGGTAATTCCTGCGCTTCGCATGTTGGTGTCGGGTGCATTTAACAAGGCCCCGTAAGCCGCCCTCATATTTGGGGCCTGAGCGGGTCGTACCGGCCCCATCTCGTCGCCTGGTCGGTTTTCTGCCGTGCCTTGTGACAATTCCCCAAACTGGCGCAACGCATCCGCTACCGCTTGCCGTCTTGACGTGTGCAAATCCCTTATTTTTTGCTCTTCGGATTGCATACCTAGATTGCCCTGTCGCTCACGCAAAGCTTTGGCCAAATACTCAAAACCACTAGGAGCAATATACCGCCCGCCAACCATCTGGCCTTGTGGCTCCGGCTGCTGGCGCATGGCCTCATAACGCTTTGCCCTTTGTTTGGCAAGTTCTATCTCTAAATCATAATCAGTGTTTTCGTACATGGCCTACCCTTATCCAAACATACCACGAATAAATTGAGGCATACCGCCGCCACCGCCTGCAACGCCTCCACCTCCAAACATTGAACCGATTAATTTACCCGCAGTTGCCACTGCTTGCTGTTGTCTGGCTTGTTGGGCGTTGTAAGCGTCTAACCCTTGCTGATAGCCTAGCTGCCCAGCTTGTACAAAATTCGGGCCGGTGGTGTTTGCTTGTGTTACTCCGCCTTGCATGGCATAGGGTTGGAATGTGGGGTTTTGCACTTGAGCGCCTGAACGCAGAGCATTAATTAAATTCAATGGCCGATCTTTTGCCATTGTTTGCTCAGATAACAACCGTCCACGCAAATCGGCTAAGTTGCCATAGCGTAAATTTTGTTCATTGAGCGCATTCAATCTTGCGGCTTGATCTAACGTAATGCCTTCACGTGCGGCCTGTAGTTCTAAATCGTTCCGGCGTTGTCCGGCTAATTGCATCTCTCTGTTATAGGCTTCCGAGCCTAATGTAATGCCCTGATTGGCTAAACGCTGTTCCAGCTCGTTCTCGCTTTGCTTTAACGTCGGCTGCAAACGTGACATTATCGCTTGCTGCGATGTCATGCCTGCGTTCACGGGTGCTTGGGGTAATGCGCTTAAGTCAATACCCTGCAACTCGGGCAATTTAGAAAAATCTAGCTCTGGATTTTCTAAGGTTTTTTGTGCTTTTGATAATCCGGATTGTGCAATGTCGGCATATTGCCGATCCATTGCCATTTGTTTATCAAGCGTCGCCTGAGCTTCCGGCGTTAACTTCATGGTTTGCGACCACATTGGCTCTCCGCGCTCAAAATTTTCTTTTATGGGCATGGGAGGCATAATTGTTGGGTTGAAATTTATCAAGTTTCCTTGTTGATCAACGTATTTACTGCCGCCAAACTTACCCCCAGTTACACGCCTGTATTCTCCGCTTGCTACTTTGCTATTAAAAACATCTCTAGCTTGTTTTTGATTGTTATAGTTTTCAAGCGCTTTGTTATATGCATTTTCATCAAATTGTTTGCCGTAGGTGTACTCTAGCGAACCATACGGGGTGTATTGATTAATCCTGTTTGCTTTTGTAGTTGCTTCGGCTAAAGCTAAATTATCAGCCGCCGTCTGTTTTGCGTATTGCAAATTTCCGGCTGCTGTTTCACGTGCTGCGGATGCGTAATCTACGGGTGGCGGTTCTTTTACCTTGTCTGGACCAATTCCAAAGCTACGGAACACGTTAGGAATAGTTGACCCCCACGCCGCTATGTAATCTCCGTGGTTTCTGAATAATTCAATAACGTCACTTATGTTGGTGACGGAAGCCAAAATATCCGGTATTAGACTGAATTCCACGTTACCCCCCCAATGCTTTCAAATATCTGTCTGTTATGAATCGGCATTCATTTTTAAACATCCGATATATCTGCAAATCCGCATCAAGGGTAGCTTGTTGTAGTGTTGATTCTAAAACAAAGCCGCACCTTTGTGCAAGATTTATGCTTTTTTGATTGTTTGATTTTATAAACGCCGTCAATCTGTTTACGTTAGCTTTGTTAAACGGGTAGTCAAACATCATGGCTAAAAATTTACGGTTCATCGGCACATCGCAAGCCAAACTAAGGATTAAATGCGCTTCGTTGTAGCCCCCAAATACTGCGCCAGCAACCAATTCACCGTCGTGATTTAGCTGTCCAATGGCTCTAAGGTTTCGTGACAGTATCTCGTCGCCAATCCTATTTTCCACCCACGGAATAATGACATCATTATCAAACGTGTACATCAGTAATCAAGCACGCCGCCTTGCTGATAAGCTGCGCTCCAATTCATAAATTGAACTTCTGAACCGTTGTTTTGTACTACCATGCTCAACGTTGCAGCGTTACCAATCCGGCCTACTGTTTTCCATCCGCCCGTGAATACAGTCATGTCGCCGCCCCATCTCATATTGTTATTGTCCCAATTCATAGCGCCCCAAACCATGCCCGTAGGTGCTTCATAATTTAATTCGCCTGTTGGCGGGGTGTTTACAAAGTCTACATTGACATCATAAAGTACCGTTGGCCGCCCATTGCTCAGCATATAGGGCTTGACCATAGTAAACATTTTATTCCGTGCCATATTGCCGAAATACTGGTATGAAGGCAAAATTGTGGCCGTTATAGGCACACCATTATCAGCATTGCCTGTCCATGCTTTCTGAACTGAATTGCTGTTGCCGTAATACAAGCCATCGTCGGTCACTAGAAATACGCTTGCATTCCACCCGGTAAACTTAGTCCATGCGCCAGTAATCGTGTTTTGGATGTACTGAAAATTTGCGCCGTTTCCTTTTGGCACATTCAAAATCAAAGCATTGTTGTCTGCGTTAATTGTTACCTGCCAACCAAAATTATCACGGTATTGACTGGCCGCCAACGATACTGAGTTTTGAATTTTGTCTGTTAGTGCCGAGGCTCGGTTGATTGTTGCACTGAGCAACGCACCTGACAACGGAAAAACACCGGTAAGTGTGTTCATAATCAAATCGCCACCGAGTTTTGTTCCACATCTTCGGCCCAGCGGTATGCCAACGTTAAAGACTCCATGCAAAGCCCATGTGTTTGCATTGCTCGGGTCTGTGCCGGTAAATACCGCCAGTTCGCCTTTTGTGGTAACGACCACCAAACGATCATCCATGCCATCGCCCGCATCTACTGTCCAGTTAAACACTGCATTAATCGTGCCGCCGTGGTTAAATACTGCGCCAAGGTCGATCTCGCTTGCTTGTCCGGCGTAAGCGTTAACGGGTAAATAATAAACTTTGAGGCTCGTGCTTTGCCCAAAAAATAACCGGTTTTTGAATGACACAACGCTTGCAAACGTGGCACTGTCCACACTGTTGACTGTCGGGATAGTGAACGTCGTGCCGTTGTAAGCGTGCATTTTGTCCACGCCGTTCACCATTATCAGAAACGAACCACCCGGCGTTGTTACCATCGCATCCTGAAAATCGTTGCTCAAAAACCCCGTGTGAATTGGTGCTCCGGCCGCGCCTTGGTTTGTTGCATCGTAACAGTTGCCGTTGCAAAATGCTAATAGCTTGTTATTGCCAACCGTCGGCGAATACTCCATTAATGAACGCACTTGCCCCGGTAGTCCCGTTAGCCACGCTGTACTGCCTTTTCGGGTGGCGACATAAGTCGGATACACCCACCAATTCTCAAGCACTATCGCCTCGTTTGGCTTCATGCCGACAATAGAATCTCGGTCATTTAACCCGCCGACTGGTGCGGGTACTGATGTGAACTCGGCTGGGGAACTAGTTGCCATTGCGTAGCGCCTTAACAATGGGTTGCGGGTTTATTATTTCGCCGTTGCGTTCAAGGATTGTGAGCATGTTTTCATTGCCTGGGAAAACAACTAAGTTTCTTGTGCCTGTCGTTCCTGATTTCGTTATATTGTCTAAATATCGCAAACCGGGCACGCCCAAATCCTTTAACAATTCAGAAGCCGCCTTTTGCGCACTTCCTGCATAGTCTGGGTTTATTTCTTTGGCTAAATCGCCTATGCCTCCATAGATGTTTTTTCCTAGGGTATTTTGTGAGTAATTCACTAACTCGGGCATGTATTGCTTGATTTCGGGTGTTGCCAGTGTTTTAAGTTGATTTATTGCTCTTTTAACGCTTTCCGGCTGTTGGCTTAAGGGTTTATCCAAATCAAGCATTTTCGCCAGATGCTCGTCTGGAATGTGTACTTTGTATAAATAACCATTTGAATAGGCTTTGCCCACATCTTTTGCTTCGCCTAAATATGATCCAATCCCGTAGGCTTGCTCACCAACGCCCGTTCCAATTTTGCTTGCGTCAAACCTGTCAAATTTGTGCGGCGACCCCTGCCACACAATTGCGCCCCGCTGCCCACCACCAACGCCGCCAGCTCCTACGCTTTTGGCTAAATTCTCGCCGCCTTTTCTCAATGCCTGCGCTATTTCTTTGGCTTTCATGCCTGCCAATGGCAAAACCAACCCTGTGGCCTCGCCCAGTTTTTGCGCTATGCCCTCCGGCACTGGTGCGGTCAACCCTTGGCGCTGCATCCATGCGCTTCCGCCTATCGGTTCCTTGGTGCCTAACCCGATTTTTTCCAGTCCTGCATTAACCAAATCCACCGGACCGGCGACCATGTTAGCCACTTCGTTGTTGGTGGCCTGTGCGTAGTTGCGTAAAGCGTTAATGATTGCTTGCTTGTCCATAGTGTTACTGGCTGGGGAATGAGCCGTCGATGATGTTACGGTTGGTTAACAAAATGTTGCCGCTCGCTTGGCTTAAATATAATTTCGGTGCGCTCTTGTCTTGCGCTTTCGCTCGTTCTAACAACGCCCTGAACTCGCCAGCGTCAAAGGTAATATCAAGCCCCTTCGACTGTTTCCACTGGGTTTTGAGCCCTGTAAGCATGAGCGAATCTGGAAAAACGCAGGTATCATCATCCGCCGTAAATGTTGTTTTGCTCGTGCCGTCGCTTGCATATACCCATGCGTTTGATATGTACTCAAACGATGCTGTTTGGCCGGGTGGTGGTGACGGGTTTATCTGTAACGAATTCCCCAAAATCCTAAATCGTTGGCGTGGGCCAGCCGATACTATCCCGCTTTTGAACGTCTGCCACTCTTGCGCGGATTTCGGACCAAGTAACGGCCAACGGGTAGTGCGATTCCACTCGGTCTGAGGCACTTCCCTGTCCCAATCGCTCGGCAATGGGTATTTGTTTTGCGTGAACTGAAGCGAAACAGTACCGGTTTCCGTCGCTGCCATGTCCATGTTAACTGTCGAACTTCCGACACTTGTTATCTGAGCAAAAGGCATTACACCCGTGCCTAATACGGTAAAGTTGGTGTTTAACCCTGCTACTGAAGATAGCCCCGTTATAACGTTGCTGCCTGCTGTTAGTGTGCCTGTGTAGGTGTATTGAACGGTTGTTAATAGCGCCTCTTTGTTAAGGCGCTGCCATTCAAACTGCTTGACAATATCCCGCCCCAAACGGTTCAATAACGCCAGCATTTGGCGTACTTGCTTATCGGTTGAACTGATTACTACCGAGGGCCGATCTAGTGCCAGCTCGTCGCAAGTGTCTTGAATTATTTGGAGCAGTGTCGTCATTCAATTAATTCCTTTTTGCGCCGTGCTTTCGCTTCGGATAGCTCGTTAATTTGAACTTGCATATCTGCCAGCATTTGTTTCAATCTGTCGTTTTCTGCGGCCTGCGCTGTTGCAGCTGCTGAACCCGATGCGGCCTCGATCCATGCTTTTGCCTTAGTGCGTAGTTCACCAAAGCCCATACCCAATTTGGCCACGTGAGCATCACTGATATTGCTCAACGCTTCTACCGTGTGAATCTCAAAATACTTGCACTCCTTGAGCAATGAACGGGTAATTTGCGGCCATTGCTCCAAGGGTGTCCCCTCGGTGGCTTTTGCTTCTGAGTTCTGATATCTCGCCCACGCATTAGCAAAACGATGTTTGTCGCTTTCCTCTGCTATGCGCTCGATAATGTTATTCATGTCGCCAGGCACAATGATTCGAACAAAGGGCACATCTTTGAAAATCGGTCGCCCTTCTTTCTCAGATTGCGCTTTAAGCTCAATTGCGTCGGTGTAAAACTGAACAAACAAATTAGATTCGGCTTGAGGATAGCTCATAGTCTTTTCTTTCAGAAGTTAAAAACCCCCTTTCGGGGGTGGTGGTTATACGTTCACCCAACCGCCTGAAGCTCTGCCCAAAAATGTAGCAGAAGCACCTGCGGCTATGGTGTACGCTGCGTTTGCCGCTAGTGCGTTAATGGCTTGACCCGTAGACGGATATACGTTAAGTGTATTCGCCCCCAAGTTTTTAACCACTACTTCACCTGCGGGTTCACTTGTCATCAACCTTACACCCGTACTCGCTGCCGTAGTTCCGACAATGTTAAACACTGACGTTAAACCTAAAGCGTCGGTTTGGGTTGTTCCGGTTGCTGTCAAATTATCAGCCAAATCGCCATTGATGGCAACGGCTGCAAAGGGGCTATTTCCCGCCCCCATTATGCGTGATGTAAAGGCCATATCGCCTCCTTAATTAAACGCTAGCTTTGCCAAACCAAGCCCGATCGCCTGCACTCATGGCGGTGGCGGGGCTGGTGTAGGAGCCGCCCGTGCTGGTTGCCAAAAATGTGGAGGGGCTAACGGTACACACTGCGGTCGAAGCAGGGATTGATCCGTTTGCTTGTGCGTACACGTACAATTTGCCGTCGCTGCCAAACACTTGTTGCCCTAAACGCGCATTGCCAATTTTGCCATTAGCTAAATCAGCGGCCAAGGTGATGGTGACTAAATCCGCACCACTGAGGGGGGTTGCTGAAAACGGTGTTGCCATTTTAATTCCTTTCAAAAAAAGGGGCTGAGCCCCTGTGTATTAAGCGGATAGAACGCCTTGGAACTGTGCGCCAGAACAAGTTAAATTGCCGGCCCAGCCGATTAGCTTAACCACTGCATCTTGGTTAACCGATTGGCGGTCTCCGCCAATGGGTACAAAGTTGCGGTCACGATGTGGCCTGAAGAACATAAATTTACTGTTCAAGAAATACATCCGGTTTGAAGGAATTGCACCACCGATACCGCCATCAAGGTACACATCACAATTTAGGCCAGCCCCCAAATATTTGATTGAAGTAAAGCCGGCTGCTGCGCTGTCCTCGCTGGTAACGCGCTGAATTGCTTGCAGGGATTCCAAGAAAAAGCGATAGTAGTTGTTATCAGCTACGATCATATCGGGGCGATCTGTACCGCGAACCAATTGAACGGCCAAACGGTTCATGTAGCTCTGGATGTTGGTGCTTGATACTGCTGCTCCGCCGTCGCTCACGCCGCTGAATGCGGCATTGCGCCAAAAGCTCCAGTTTGCACGGTTAATACCGCCATAAGTGCCACTTGATGGGGTGGTGCTAATAGCTGCCTGCAAACCGGTGATGTCTTTGCCGCTGTTTCCGGTTCCATCGCTGTAAATGCCGGCGCTGATCTGGTTTAACAGTTGCGCTTCAGCTACTTGGATACGGCCTTCAAGCATGTCGATGATCTGCTCTTTGCCGCTGTTTTGCAACATTTCAAAGCCGCTGATGGATACGCTAGATGCGTACTGCTTTAAGTCAAACTGAGCGGCGCTAATCGGGCTATTAGGCGTGATGTCAATCACGTCATAACCACTGTATGATGAAGCGGTGATGGTAGAAGCGTCGTTATACATCAGCTCTTGCATAATGACGTTACCGCCGCTGATGGTTTTAACGTTGCCGCGGCCTTTTAACTTGGTAAGTAACGCGTTATTTTTGGTTACTGAGTCGGCCAAAGTGCCGGAACGGCTTTGAATGGTGGTCGTGACAATGTCACTCAAATTAGCAAAAGTTGCCATGGTTTCCCCTTATTAGGTTCATCTATCAAATTGGGCCTCGAGAATATCTCTCAAACTTCCCGCTACGGTTTGACTGCCTGACGATGTTGGGGAACTGCCTTTAACGCTTACGCTTGCGGCTTTCGCTCGCTGGTTTCGTGCTTGCTCTTCCTGTTGTCGTCTTGCTTCTGTCGTTTGCCGCTCGATAAGGGTTTGCCTAATATCGGGTCGCATCCAAATAGCCATCTCGTATGCGTCTTGCAACGATTGCGCTTTGCCTGATTCCAACAGGTCGGCCATGTCGTTACGCACCGCATCAAAATGCTCTTTTTCAGCCGTTGCAAATTGCGCCAGTTCGTGGTTCGCTTTTACTTGCTCTTGCTGTTGTAATGAATTTTGCCATAACTGTTGAGTTTGGCGCAACTCATTTAGCTGGTTCATTAAATATTGCGTTTGCGGGTCGATGTTCTGAGGCTGCTGCGCTAACCCTAGGTCAACGCCATATTCTTGGGCCAATTGCTGTAGATATTGCGCTTTGGTTACTGGGTCGCTGTTGCGCAAAGTGTTATCGGCGTGCAATAACCTTTGAATCGCTTGAGGCGCATCTAGTCCCGTGCGCTGAATGTTTTGCATATAAGGTGATATTGCCTGTTCAAATGCCCGCGCCCTGTGTGCATGGCCTTTAAACTCTTCAATCCCTTTCAGAAAATCCGATTCTCGCCGATTAGCTTCAGCGGTCAGAATCTTGATTTCCTGCGGTGTTAATGCTTCCCCCCGCTCGGCTTTAATATAGGCTTGTTTTGCCTCTGCCTTCCAGCTTGACGGGGCTTTGATTTCCGGTTGTTCTATCGGTGTGTTTTCACTTTGCTCGGGAGTCGTGTATTTGCCTTGTTCGTCTCGGGGCTGTTCTTGCTGATGGTTAGCTTCGGGCAGCGTTTCTGTGCTCTCAACAGTTGCTGGCGTTGTTTTTTCAGTGTCAAATGCTTGTTCTAGTGCTTCGCGTAGGTTTTCCATGAGGTTCTCTCTGGTGGTTAAAAAAACTAAATGCCCAAACGGTGCATGGCGTTGGCTATGTCTTGCTTGATATTTCCCGCCGGCTTGTTATCTGGCCGGCTGCTCATGTGGTGCTTTATCTCGTTGCCGACTTCGACTAATCGATGCTCTTTTAAATGTTCTCGATGCTGCGAACGTGAACCAATCCATTCGCCGGTAACCTGACTTTTATAACCTGCAATATCTTTCATAACCATGGGCGCATTCGTAATATCCGGCTGGTACTCTCCACGGGGCACAAGTTTGCCTGTGATGCGGTCTTGCACCCAGCCGCCCCGCTGCACTTTTCCGCTAAACACCTGATCAAAATTTGATGAAAATGCCGCATAATCCGTAGGTCGTTGTTTGTCGCCTTTGCCCGCTTCGTGTGCCATAGTTCCCCCTAATATGCCAATAAAAGCATTTCAATTGCTTCTTCTTCTTCCTCATCCTCAAGGCGTTTTAGCTCCATCAAGATAAGGATCTGTTCGGCCACAAACCTTTGCGCCTCTAAATTTGTTTTAAGCCCCGTGTAATCAATATTGAATTGTTTTTTTGCCTGCGGCACTGCCGCTAAGGCTTTTTCTGGGGTGCGTTCTACCGCTTCAATTACTTGTTCTATGGACGGTAATTTTTTTTCGTGCTGTTTTTTCCACCACCGATAATAATAATCGCCGCCATCGTGGGTATCCGCGCCGGTTATTAAACCCCAAGCATTTCCCCACGCTTTGCCCCATGATTTACCCCATGCGCTGGCCATGTTTTATACCGGATTCCACGGGTCAATATCTTGGCCTGTGCCTTTGACTTGAACATCATTAACATATTGGATGTTTGCATCAACCATGCCAGATAGAGTGAATGTGAGGCCGTCTGTCTTGGCTTTGATTGCCGTCGAGGTTGCTTGCAATGCCAAATCAGCCGATTTAATCTCTGCCGTTCCGTCCCATTGTAATGTTCCGCCGCCCACCACGTTGGCCCCGTCTTTTACGACAATTGCATACACCCCAGCAACTGGTGCTGGTGATGTGGGTACGCTGCCCCAGTAAACGCCTGCACTGGTGGTATCGCTCATGGCTATTGGGCCGATACCTGATGCACCTGCGCCAGCCGCTCCTGACTGGTAAAGGTACGCTTGTAATGTCGTTAATCCGTTTTGGGTGTACGGAAATTGAAGCTCGTTCGCCATGGTTATATCCTATATGTGGTAAACGTATTGGCTGCCGTTTTAATCGTCCTAAAACTTGCGCTGGTATTGGCTGCGATTGTTGTGGTGCCTACGTACGTCATACCTGTGTTTCCCGCCATAGTCACCGTAAACGCAGCCGTGTTAACAATTGACCACGTAAAACTTCTAAATGTTTCTAAACCAGACATAACGCCAGCATCAGCATTTGTGCCCGTGGGCAAGGTAAACGTGATATTAGCTGTCGGAGTTGTTCGGATAACCAAGGTTAATATCTGTGCAATTGTCAATGTAACGGCGGTGTTTTGGGTTGTTATTGCACTGCTGCCTTCGTAAACAACGCCACGAGAGGATGTCCCGGAATTGCCATTTATCAAACTTACCGTTGTTCCCGTATAAAAAGTATGAAACGATGTCGTCGTGTCTACCGAGTACCACTGGGATGAATTGGTGGCTCCAATTGCAAAATCTACCGCAGCAGAAGCTACCGTGGGACGTGTTACTATTTTTGTTCCAACCGACCTTGTTGTGACCGCCGGTATCGCAAGGCCAACATCTTGGAATTCAATACGAGAACCAATGTCCCCCGCCATTAAAAGCCCGGGCTGATTGTTCGCCGCATCCCAAAGATTGGCTGCGGTTATCGGACCTATCGCACCAACACTGTAAAAAGTCGCATTCATGTAATTAGTCAAAATATTGTCTAAATACAAAATGAAAGCATTACCAATTGGGATTGTTGATCCAACGTTTGTTCCCGAGTGTGTCCAAGAACCACCAGAAATATTTATTACATAAGCCCCGTTTCCAGATGCAACGCCTGTAAATACACTCACATAAATATCATATTCAGTATTACTTACTTGAATAACTCTTGCATTCGCTGGGTCTAACGCCCCACCCTCACCTAAAGTAAAACCTCGCCCCCAACCATAAAAATTTCCCGTGCTCCCAATAGTAAAATCGACGCCATCACTTGTATTAAAAAAGAACATATATTCAGATGTTCTTCTCGTAGCTGTAAGTAATGAATTGTTATACAGAATTTTTAAACTTAACTTTTCTCGTGTCTGCGTTGTCGTCCATCTACCGACATACATATACGTATCGGTTCCGCCAGTGTTTGCGGGTAAAGTATTAGTGTAGAAGTCAGCATTACCGCCCGTTAAAGTAGTTGCAGTGGAAGCGTTGCCCGTCAAGTTTGCTGTTATTGTGCCTGCGCTAAAATTGCCACTGCTATCACGGGAAACAATTGCCAAGGCTGTGTTTGCGTTTGTTGCTGTGGTTGCCGAATTGCTAACTTTGCCCGCCGTTGTTATGGTGTTAAGCTTTGTGTCCGCAATACTTCCGGCCAGCATCGTATTTGTTACGGTGCCAGTGTCCCCCGTTGATACCAAAGTACCGTTAACGTTGGGTAGCGTGTAGGTTCTGGTTGTCGCCGTAGTGATTCCCGCTGCATCAAACTTGGCTTTTTTGGTGTTGTCCGTATCGTCCTGTATTGTGAAACTGGCATCAGTTACGGTTTTATTTGTCAGGGTTTCAGTGCCAGTCAATGTCGCAGCATCCGTAATCCCGTAGCCGCTTACCGTCGTGGGTTTGCTGGTAATGCTTGAAAACGCTGGTGTAATGGTAACGTTCGTTGCTGTTGTAATTCGCCCTTTAGCATCCACAATAACCTGCGCCGATTGTGTAGCGTTTCCATATGTTCCGGCTGTCGCTCCCGAGTTGGCCAAGGTCAAAGTTATAGCCGTCGCTCCACTTCCCGTAGCATCCCCTGTTACTGTGATATTTTGATTGCCCGTCAAATAGTTAGGTGTCCAGTTCACCCACTGTGTGCCATTGTTTCGGAGTAGTTGACCGCTGCTAGGCGTTGCAACCGTGACGTCACTCAGTTGGGTTAATGAGTAATCTCCCTCAGTCGCCGTAATTGGCCCCGTGCGCCCAAACACTGATGTGACTGCGTCGGTGTTCAAATCGCTCCAGCTGGCTGTGATGTTTGTGCCGTCTTGCTTGTTTAATGTTAGGGTTTTGGTTGTTGTTCCGGTTACCGCCGCAGATGTCAACGATCTGTCATAGGCTGTGTTCCAGTTTGCCGAATTGTCGGTTAAATAAGTAATGGTTCCATTAGTTGACTTGACAAGGCCAAGACCGGACAATACCGCCTGTTTGTTGTTGAATGTTGCCCAATCCGTTGCGCTAAGTGCGCCCGTAATGGTGCTGCTAGCTGTGGGCAATCCAATTGTCGTTGCGCTGCCGCCATTAAACGAAGTGCCCGTCAATGGTCCAGATATCGTTAATACGTTCGTTGTGTTAGCTGTTACCGTGATATTTCCCGTACCATCAAAAGTAACCCCGTTAATCGTTCTGGGTGTTTGCAATGCCGTAGCCGTCGCTGCATTGCCCGTCGTGCTTTGGTTGAGTGTGGGTACATCCGCCGCTTGAATGGCCGACATTGTTACGTTTGTTCCAGTTCCTCTTAAATATTGCCCTGCGGTTGTTGCGCCTGCAAGTGCGTTAATTGCTGCCTGTTGCGTTGATGCGCCTGTGCCGCCGTCAGCAATTGCCAAATCAATGATGCCTGCAATTGAGCCACCTGTAATCGCTACGGTGCTAGCGTTTTGCGTTGCAATTGTTCCTAAACCAAGCGATGTCCTTGCCTGCTCTCGCGTTTCTTGTATCCATGCTGTGCCATTACCAACAATAAAATTATCTGCTAATGGTGACAATGCTGCAATTGCTGTAAGGTCTGAATCTAATGGTTGTGCATCAATTATTCCGTATCCAGATAATGTTGTAGGTTTGTCCGTTACGTTTGAAAAAGCAGGAGTAATTGTGACATTGGTAGAAGATGTTAGCCGTCCCTGTGCGTCAACTGTGTATTGTGGTGCTTGAGTAGCATTACCGTATACACCTGCGGCTACCGTAGTGTTGGGCAAATTGGATATTGGTAATTTTTCATTACCGTCCAGGGGCGCATAGCCGTTGGCAGCTCCTTTATTGGCTGCGTTTTCTGGAGTAAAACCCAATGCCGCTATTATGTCGGCATATAAAATTTTTAATTTGGTTATAAAAGCCATGATCAACCCAATTTTATAAAGTACGCAACCAATCCACTAAATGCACCAATGGCCGCACTGCCGGCACTTATCATCATCAATGCGCCTTTCATTTTGCCTCGGCCTTCCGCTAAAAGGATTTTTATTTCATGTACTTCGGCGGCTACTGCTTCCACTTTTTTATCCATGTGGGTGATGCGGTTTTCCATGTGTATAAATCGTTCTTCATGTCTTGCAAGGTCTGCGTTAGTCATTCACTCACCTCAATAGCTGCAATGGCTTTGCCGTTTTGATCTCGCTGTATTACCCGTTTTTTAGGCTTTTTCATTTCTTCCGCCGTGCCTAGTAATACCTGCGCTACTGTCCCTAATTGGTTAACTGCCTCGGCTATGCCTGCGCCGTGCGCTGCGCCTGCTTGGCTGATGATGTCTGCAATTCCGTTGAGTTTGTCTTGTGCGTCAATTTGAAGAACTGCGGCTGGTTTCTGCTGCGCCTGAGTTTGCATTTCGGCTATCTGTAATCGGGTTTGCGCGTCTAGTTGGGCTTTATATGCCTGCCTCTCTGTCTCGGCTTGTTGTTTCATTAGCTCGATCTCTTTGGCGTTCTCGGCTTTAAATTGCTCAATCTGCGCTTGTGCTTGTAGCTTTATCTGCTCTACCTGCTGTTGCGCCTGAAGTTTGGCTGATTCCAATTGCTGGCGCGCTTGCTCAATACCCTGCTCATGCTGCAATCGCATTTGATCGGCCTGTTGCTGCGCTTGTGCCTTCATCATCTCGGGGTTTGGCTGCTCGGGTTTGGGCTGGCGCATCTGCTCTAACGTGTTTTCCAGTGCCGCTTCTAATGTCCGCCCGCTCTTAAATGTCCTCACTACGAACATCAACGCTTCGCCTACTAATGGCGCTAACTCCGGTGATTGCTGCATAATTGGCAAACTGTTTTGCATTGCCTGGCCAAACGCACTCAGAAACTCAATCCGGCTTTGTTTTTCTGCCAATTCATTCATCTCGGCCAAACTCTCCGCCTCGATGTCAATCCGGTAATTTCTGGCCGGCTCAGCCTTGATTAGCTCCAATGCTGCTTGTGCATATTGCGCATCATCGGTACCTTGAATTCCGCTCATGTTAATGAAAGTCTGTGGGCTGTACAAATCCATCATTAACTGCGCTTTGATTCGTAGCGTTTCGGTAACGAACAGAGCCACGCTATGCTGTAATGCCTTCAGCCTCATGGAGGCATACTGGCCTTTTATCTGCTGCGCCGTGGCGGTCTCGCTTGCCATGCTGGAGCCTCTGATAATATCGCTTAGGCCCGTCACGTCATACACTACCTGCTTGGCTCGCTCTAAGCTGTCATAACATGCCTGCAACGCTTTAACCACGATGTCAAGCGGCAAGAATTGGACTGTGCCTTGTAATCCGCCTTTTTCCGAGAATGCCGCCCATGTGTCCACGGGTATCAGAACGTTATCCACGCCCTCGTTCAGCATCCGTTGAACGCCCGCTGCTGATGCGTCATACACGCCCACGATCTTGATCGCATCCACCAACAACCCGATGCGCTTGGTTAGATCGTCAATCTGGTCGGCTTGGTCTTGATATAACTTGTAATCAGGCACCGGCACTAGCGTATCCGTGGTCATCGTGGCAAACAAAGGCTTTGGGCACGGCCAGAAACCATCCAGCCCGTAAGGGTCTGGTTTATGGTCAAGTATCTCATCACACCCTTCGGCCACCCAGTAAACGCACTCCTCGGCCTTGTCCCAGATCTCCCACACTTGCGCTTTCTTCATGCGGTCAATCTCAGATTGATTCATGCCCTGGCTGCGCATCTCGTCCAGCCCGATTGGTTCATGCGTCATGGGTATGCGCTTTGTAATGTCCTCGCCAAAGCGTTTTTCTAGCTCTGATCTAGCCATGTATTCACGCTTTGCCACCCAGCTCACTTCATCCCAGCATCGTGCGGGGGAGCATCTGAAATCCTCCCAATACACGTAATCTACTGGAGTGGTTTCCGTCTGCATCTCGCCAGCTTGCGGAGTTATGCCTGTGGGTAAATTGTGGATAACTTCTTGATGCTCGTATTGGTCATCGTTTGCGCCAACGGTCTCTATCTCCTTGGCTTCAAACCGCACCCACACAGTACCACGGCCGCACAATAAGCGGTCTAATGTTGCAGCCCTTGTCGCATTTTCAAAATCGCCGTAATTGTCGATCTCGTATTGGAGCGCCCGTTCCATAATCGTCGCTGCTGTCCGTGCCACTGGGTCTTTATCTTTCCAACGCCTCTCCACTATTGCCCGTGGCGTTTTCGCATACAACGCAGGGTAAAGCGTTTGTATATTGCTCCACAAAATGTTATATCGCTTGTTACCGTCGTAGCTGCTGCTGCGGTCGTCCCTGTATCGCTTGACGATCTTCTTGCTAGCCTTCACCCATTTATCATCTGCCTTTTTGGCGTTAGACAATTCCTGATGCAGCTGCTGCGCCGTTTTTCTCGGCTTCATATCCTGTTCGAAATACGGGGGGTTTGTTTCCATAGCTCTTCAAGCGGTGCGGTAATAATTCGCCCATTTTGCATTGAAACGGGGAAAATATCCATCTTTTTCGCAGATTCTGGGGGTTTTTCCGCTATTTTTTGCGCTCCATAACAAAAACTGTCAGCCGGATGGCTTGCCCAGTTATGCACCGGCTCTCGGCTCATTACCCCTGTTTCTTCGTTATAACTGAATTCCCACGCGCGTAATCCGTCCAGCCCTGCCTCGCATAACCCCCGATTAAATGCGCATCGATTGATCACAGTTCTGGCCGCCTCAATCTGGTCTTGCTTCTTGCTCTGGGGGACTATCTCGCAACTGCCTGCGCCAAACGCACTCAAGAACTTCTCTAGGGTCGTGTGGCGGCTTTGAAATGTCTTAGCTCTAGCGTCGTGCGGTAGCCATATCTTCGCCTTTTTGGCTCCCAGCTCTCTTATATTGTCTTGAATTCGGGGTATCCATTCCTCTGCATCCAGTCCGGTGTCTGCGTCGTATTTCAGTAAATGAAACCCGCCAGGCACTGCCTGCCAATACCAGAATGAAGCGGTATCCCTAAAGCCAAGGTCGGCACTCACGCCCATTGTGTCGCCGTGTGCGTCATATTTCACATCGTCGTGAATTCTGCCCTCTCGCTCGGCACGATTAACCCACTTGGCAAGAATTGCCCCGACTGATGCGCCATAATGCCCGCCCCAAACGTGCTCGGCTCTGTCCTCGTCTGCTTTGTAATCGGCTTCCATGTCCGCCCGCAGTGGCGTTTGATCAAACCACGGATTGTCGTTCCAGTTCACGTTCACGCAAATCATGTCCGTCCGCTGCTCGCCCCTGAAGAACTTGTCTACTGCGTCGGTTTTAAATCGTGGATTCCAGGTAAACCAAAGCTCTGAGTTTGGCTTTCGTATTGTCGGGCGCAGTAAATCCAGACTGTACTGGCTCAGTGTCTGCGCTTCCTCCACCCATGCGCAATCATAGCCCTCCAGTGATTTAATACTGTCGGCTGTGTGATTTTGCATGCCCTGAAATATTATCAGCCCTGTGCCGCGTCGGCTCCTGATCTGGGTGTCCAACACTTCAAAGTAATCGCCGGCGTTTAATGCGCTGATCTTATCCTCAATCAAGCGTTTAACAGATTGGCCTAATGACTTCTGAATCTCACGAACGCAGACTGTGCGCCGGTCTGGGTCAATGATGTGGGCTTCAATAACCATCTCGGCCATAAATTGGGATTTCCCGCCGCCTCGTCCGCCGTAAGCGCCTTTATATCGGCATGGCTCCAGCAATGGCAAAGCCCATGCGGGGGTTTGAATCTGGAGCACGGTCACGGCTTGACAATCACCCGTTCAATTTTCTGAATTTGCAACCCGCCCGATAGCTCTACTTGGGTAGGCGCATTAAAACCGTGCATTGCGTTAAGCTCTTTAACGGCTGCTGTCATGCCTGTGGATTGCTGCCGCTCCTGTGCTACTGCGTAGGCCTCTTTCAGCGCTTGTACGCTTTCTTCGCGCGTCCAAAGCGCCTTTGATTCTAGCTTCTGTCTTAGTTCGGCTACCCTCTGGGCGACCTCTGGGCGTGCCATTACTTTGCTGGCGCTGTCCCAAATACTTGCCGGCTTTGTATCTGGTCTTGGATTGTAAGCTGTTCGGTATGCATCGGCCTGGGTCATACCGTCCGCAATGCATTGTGCAAACTTTTCTTTTTTGTCCGTTAGTTTTAATGCTTTTGGCTCCATAACTCAATTGTAGCACGTTCACAAATTTATTTAATAGGGTTTTAATCGTGTAAATGTTTGTTTTATATCGTTAAAATTTTGCCATGAACGTATTTGACAAAATAGCGGCTCGTACTATTGAAGAGGGTGACTGCCTGCTATGGACTGGAACCATGTGCGCTGGCGGTACCGTCCCCTCTATTTTCAATAAAGGCAAACTGACTTCAGTTTGTAGGCTTTTGTGGGAAAAGAAAAACGGGTGAATACCGGCTGGCATGCTCATTTATCGCACATGCGGCAATATCCAATGTGTCCGACCTGCTCATCTTGGCATATGCACGGTGTCAGAACTTGGGCGTTTCAGTGGTTCGCTTGGCAAACAGAAAAAAAGCGAACTTCAAAAGGTTGCCATATCGTTAACCATGCGCAAACTCTCCAAGCTGACTCAATCTGATGTTGATGACATATTGACATCACCGGATAAGGTGTCAGCCCTTGCTGAACGTTTTAACGTGTCGG